GATCAGCGCATCCCGTATCGCCTGATTCACACCAGCACCGGCCGCGGCATCATCACCAATCAGGCCGAGCCCGAATTGGTCTACACCGTGAAGGTGGAAGACACGACCCTTTTCGACCCGCTGTTCGTGTCCGCGCTGGCTTGGCGACTTGGTGCTGAGCTGGCTATGGGCCTGACTGCGCGCCCGGAAGGCTACCAGAATGCCTATCAGCAGCACCTGTTCGTGCTGGGTCAGGCGCAAGCTGTCGCCCTGTCTGAGCAACAGCAGCTGGTGCCGCAAGACTCCGAATTTGTGTCGGTGCGCTACTGATGCCTAGCATGATTCAGCCGTCATTCGCCTCTGGCGAACTGGCCCCGTCCCTTTATGCCCGCGTTGACCTGGCCCGTTATCAAACCGGCCTGCGCCTGTGCCGCAATTTCATCGTTATGCCGTATGGCGGCATCAAAAACCGTCCGGGTACTGTGTTCATCAGCAGTACCAAGGGCAACGGCGCGTCCCGACTGATCCCGTTTGAGTTCAACGACCAGCAGACCTACGTGCTCGAGTTCAGCCATTTGTGCGTTCGGGTCTACCAGAACGGCGGCATTGTGCTCTATGAGTCTGGGCCAAACGTCGGTCAGCCGTTCGAACTGGTCACGCCCTACACCGAGGCGGAACTGTTCGAGCTCAACTACACCCAGAGCGCGGACGTGATGACGCTGGTGCACCCAGCCCATCCACCGGCGCAGCTGTCGCGCCTTGCGAACGATGACTGGACCCTGGCCGACATCAGCTTTGTTCCGTCAATCGTTGCTCCAACCAACCTGGCGGCTACCGTACTGACGGGCGGCAGCGGCGCCACTACCCCATACCGCTACGTCGTCACATCCGTATCGGACGACGAGGTGCCAGAAGAAAGCCTTCCGACCGCATCGGTCTCGATCAACAGTTACGACAACAAGCCCGGGGCAAACCTGACCTGGGATGCAGAAGCTGGGGCCGATTACTACAACGTCTACAAGGACAACAACGGTTCCGGCATCTTCGGCTTTATCGGTCGCGCCGATGGGGTGACGTTCACCGATAACAACATCGCGCCAACCAAGACCGACACGCCACCCAACGGGAACAACCCGTTTGAATCGGCAGGCAACTATCCCGGCGCCGTTGGCTACTACCAGCAGCGCCTGTGCTTTGCCGGTAGCGACAACAGCCCGCAAACCATGTGGATGAGCAAGACCGGCAACTTCAACAACTTCGGGTACGCAACGCCGATCAAGGATGACGACTCGATCACCCTGACCATTGCGTCGCGTCAGGTGCACCGGTTCCGCCATCTGGTGCAGCTGCAGGAATTGCTGGGTCTTACCACTGGCGGCGAATGGGTGTTCGCTGGCGCTGATACCGGACTGACCCCGAAGACCGTTCAGGCCAAGGTTCAGAGCTATAACGGTTCCTCTCGCATTCCGCCGATCATCGTCAACAACTCTGCGATCTATGTTCAGGGGCGTAACTCCGTTGTGTCGTCTCTGGCCTACACCTTCGAGTCTGATGGCTTCTCTGGGGAAGACCTGACCAAGTTCAGCCCCCACTTTTTCCGCGGTCACCAGCTGGTCGACTGGACGTTTCAGCAGGTGCCTGACCGCCTGGTATGGGCGGCCCGCGAAGACGGCGTACTGCTGTGCATGACATTTCTACCAGAGGAACAGCTGATTGCCTGGCACCAGCATATTACAGACGGCGCCGTTGAATCGGTGTGCTCGATCGCTGAGGGCGATGAGGATGCGCTGTATCTGGTCATCAAGCGCGAGGTGAACGGCAGCACCGTTCGCTACGTTGAGCGGATGGCGTCACGCCAGGTCAGCAACTCAATCGATGGCTACTTCGTTGATTGCGGTCTGACCTATGACGGGCGCAACACTGAGCCGACGCACCAACTGAAGCTGACTGGCGGCGTTGAGTGGAAGTACCCAGAGCAACTGACGCTTGAGGCTATCGGCCATTCATCGCTTACAGGCGCCCTGGTTGGTCGGACGATCAGCCTGTCCGTTGGTAGCGACATGGTGCGCGTTGAGGTCGTATCGGTCGAATCTGGTACGTCGGCGACGGTCAAGTTGACCGAGATCTGCCCGGACTCGCTGCGTGACGTTGCCGTTGCAGATTGGGCGCTGATGGCGACAACGCTGTCAGGCCTTGCCCATCTGGAAGGCAAAACGCTGTCGATCCTCACCGATGGCGATGTTCATCCGCAGCAGGTCGTCAGCTCTGGTGCCATTGCCCTGCAATACCCGGCCGCTGTCGTTCATGCGGGCCTGCCCTACGTGGCTCAGGCTGAAACGCTGGAGATCGATTGGGCTGATCGCGAATCGTCGACCAAGCTGGATGTCCGCAAGGTCGTGCCGAGCCTGTCTGTCATTCTCGAATCAAGCCGCAACTTCTGGGCTGGACGCGATGCCGATCACCTGTACGAGCAGAAGCCGCCGTATCGCGAGTTTTACAACCAGCCGCTGGCGCTACAGACCGGATCGAGTCAGATCAAGATTTCGACGACGTGGGACGAAGCGGGGCGCATCTTCATTCAACAGGCCGATCCGCTGCCGCTGACCGTACTGGCCGTTATTCCCGAGGTGGTGACCGGTGGCAAGGGCTGAGGTTCTGCCGCTTCGCGCGGAAGACATCGCCGCCATCGAGCCACTGGTGCGCCAGGCCGACCGCGACGAGATCACCGAGGCGCTCGGTATTCCGATGCTGCAGGCGCTGCACGACGGCCTGCGCAACAGCGCCAAGGCCAGCCGCATCGTCGTTGACGGCAAGGTAGTAGCGGTGTTTGGCGATGCCATCTACAGCCTGCTTGGTGGCGTTGGCATCCCGTGGCTGATCAGCACGACCCATGTTGAGCGGTACCCGCGGGCGTTTCTTGCTGTCTGCCGGCCAGAGGTCGCTGAAATGCTCCAGCGCCACGCCGAACTGGTCAATTTCGTTGATGTACGCAACATCGTAGCCATTCGCTGGCTGCGCTGGCTTGGGTTCGAGTTTTGCGAGCCTGAGCCATACGGGCCCAAGGGCATGATGTTTCACAGATTCTGGATGCGGAGAGCGCCATGTGCGTGAGTGACGTTTTCAATGCCGTAAACAGCTACCAGCAGGGCAAGTACCTGGACGAGGTGGCCAAGGTAAACGCGGGCATTTCCAATCAGGCCGCCAAGGATGCAGTCGCCCGCGGTTCGCAGGAAGCGGATCAGCAGCGCATCTACACGCAGCAGGTCATTGGCTCGCAGCGCACCGGCTTCGCTGGCAACGGGATCGACGTAAACACCGGCACGGCAGGCCAGATCCAGAACGACACCGCCGCGCTTGGTGAGCTGGACGCCCTGACCATAATCAACAACGCTGCCCGCGAGGCCTATGGCTACAAGGTGCAGGCGATGGATCAGCGACAACAGGGCAGGCTGGCGCGCTGGCAAGGCAATATGGCGGCCACCGGCTCGATTCTTGGCGGGGTAGAGAAGGCTGTCACGTTTGGAATGTCTGGCGGGTTTGGCGGTGGCTCTGGTGGCGTGAACATGCAGGGGCAGTCAAAGCCGCTCTATAACAATCCCGCATTTGTGAGGAACATGTGATGGCACGGGTTCCTGACTATAACAACCCGCAGGTACGCCAGCAGCCAATCGGTGCCCCTGGCTTCAGCATGCGCGCGCCTGATGCGTCGGGGCTGGTGCGCGGCATCGAGCAGGTTGAGCGCGGCTTTATGGAGCACGTCGAGCAGGAGCGCGAGAAAGCAGACACCGCTGCGCTGATGAATGCTGATCTCCAGCTGACCGAGTGGCAGAACAGTGCGATGTTTGACCCTGAAAACGGGGTTTATGCCAAGAAAGGGGCTAACGCCCTGGGCATTACCGCGCCAACGCTGGAGGCGTTCGAGCAGGAGCAGCAGCGCATCGGCGCCGGGCTCGGCAACGACCAGCAACGCGCCAGGTTCGAGCAGATCGTCATTAACCGCCGCAACTCGTTCAATGCCGATCTGAACCGGTACGAATACCGCGAGCGTCAGTCGTTCTACGACGACACCGAGAAGGGTCAACTGCAGACCCAGGTGGAGACGGCTGCGCTCTACTACAACGACCCCGAGAAGATCAGTTACTTGATCGGCAAGACCAATGCCATCAATCAGGCGCGCGCGGCGCGTCTTGGACTGTCCCCGGATGCAGCTGGAGCTGAGTCGCTTGGCAGTACCAGCGCCATCATGGCGGCAGCTGTCGGCCGCATGGTCAACGACAACCCCTATCAGGCCCGCGACTACTTCAACCAGAACCGAGGCCTGGCGAACGCCGATACCCAAGCCCGCATCGACAACTTGATCGATCGTGAGATTCGCTCCCGCGAGATCGAGGCGCGTCAGATGCAGGCCATTGCAAGGGCTGAACTGTCGTCGCGCACTCAGGATGCAAAGGCGGCGTACATGCAAGGGCTGGACTTCGATAACCCGCCAACACGCGATGACTTCATTCGTGCCTATGGCGCAGAGGGCGACGAGCTCTATGACCAGGAAATAGGTACCCCGCAGGCAATGGCACCTGACATTCGGGCTATCTATACCGCATCGCCAGAAGAGCAGATGCAGATGATCGAGAAGTACAACCCTGCTCCCGATGGCGTTGCTTCCGATGGCTACCAGTTCGATGCGCGCCTACAAGGCACCATCATTCAGGCCGTCACCGCGGCTCAGCGCGAGAGGCAGGACGATCCAGCAGCCTATGCTGCCAAGTACAGCCCGCTGTTGCAGCGCGCTGCCGAAGGTCTTGATTCTGGCGACCCTGCTGCCACCGAAGCCTATGCCGCCGCCATGCTTGGCGAACAGGCGCGGATGGGTGTTGAGCAGCCGCGACTGCTGACAAAGGGGCAGGCAAGCGCCATTGTGCGCCAGTTCGCAGTCACGTCCGATGGCGGTAGCAATGCCGCCGAGCTGATCGAGCAGCTGCAGGCGCAGTGGGGCAAACACTGGCCGTCGATTTACCAGCAGTTGCAGCCAGACCTTCCAGGCGCTGCCTTGGTAATTGGCACCGGTGTCGAAGGAGCGACGGCGGCAACGCTCGCGCGAATTGCGCCGCTGAGCACAACAGAGTTGAAGCAGGGGCTGGCATCCGCCGATGTGACCGATGCCAGGGCGTCACTGCAGGACGCGATGGTCGATTTCCGTAACACCATGGCGCAGCAGGTCGGCGGAGAGCGGACCTTTGCCACCATGTACGGCGAGGCAGAGCGCCTGACCTATGCCTATATGGCGCAAGGTAGCAGCGCCAAGGATGCCGCCGAAAAGGCCTATAGCGCGCTGGTTGGTGACCGGTACACCGTCAAGGAAACATGGCGCGCGCCCATTCAGTACGACGCAGACTTGATCGAGCGCGGGGCTGATGCTGCCTTGGCGGCCGTGACGCCGGATGACCTGGCGTTTACCGCTCCCGCTGGCGTTGACGCTGAGTTCGTCCGCGAGCAAGTTGCGTCTGCCATCGAGGATGCGTATTGGGTGACCATGCCCGACGAGAGCGGTCTGGCTATCTATCTCAACGGCGAGGCGCTACTGGGCAAGGATGGCCAGCCAATAACCCGCAGCTGGGACGAGCTGATTGGCGTTGGCGCTGATTCGCCTTCGGCCTGGGAGCGCTTCAATGAGGGGCGGCGACGGATGAATGAGGCCGGCCAAGCGACCGGGAGAGCTGCTCAGTGACCATATACACCGATGGTCTGATCGTTCGCCCTGACCGCAACGTGCTTGATGATGTGGTTACTGGCCAGCTGGATGCTGCCCAGGCCGCGTTTGGGCAGGCTTGGTTTGAGAACCCGACGTCCGCCATTCGCCGTATCAATGAGTACAACCGTGCAGAACTTGGCCCGGTTGTCACGCCCGCATACCCGGCTTACGGCATTGAAGAGCGCAGAGCGGAGCCAGAAAGCCCGATGCTCAGCGCGGAAGAGGCCCGCAGCCGCATCAAAGATGCTGGTGTTGAGCTGTCGGTTGATGACGATGGAGTGCGGTCTGGCGTCCTTGATCTGCTCATCGAGCGCAAGCAAGCCGAGCTAAAACGCCAGATGGTGCTCGATAACGCGCCGGCATCAACGATGCCAGTTCAGATTGCGGCATCCTTTGCTGCGTCGGCGCTTGATCCTGTGAATATTGGTTCTGCGTTCATTCCCATCTATGGCGAGGCGCGCTACAGCGCCCTGATGGCCAGGGCAACGACCAGTGCGGCACGCTTTGCTGCGCGAGCAAGGGTCGGCGCGATTCAAGGGGCGGCAGGTGCGGCGCTTGTTGAGCCGTTAACGCTCTATGCAAGCGCACAGGATCAGGCCGATTACGGCATGGCAGACAGCCTGACCAACATCGCCTTTGGTGGCGTGCTTGGCGGCGGCCTGCACAGCGTTGGCGGGCTGGTGTCCGATATGCGCCGCAAGTCATTGGCTGATGCGGTGCGCCAAGCGGCAGACGCAGAAGCAGTAGCACCAGCCCAACAGGTAGCAGAGGTGCCGGCTACTGCTCGGTTTGACGCTGCGCTGCGTGATGACGACCCGATGATCGCCCTGCGCAACCAGTTTGACCGCGCTGTCGAGGCAGATCGTCCGCGAATCATCGAAGAGGCCCGCGGCCAGGCCGTTGATGAAATGGCGAACACGCTGGCCGATGAACTGGAAGACCTCAACGCCGGCCGCATTCCGAATGTTCGTGAGGTGCGCCGAGAGGCAGACAGCATCGCCGTGCAGCTTGAGCGCCTGGACGAGACGTTCAAGGTAAAGGCCAAAGCCTTCCAGCGCGAGGGCTTGAGTCGCAAGCAGGCAGAGCGTGCAGCCCGGGAAGCCATCGCCGCAGAGCGTCAGTCGTTGACCGCGCGCCGTGAAGAACTGAACGCCGCCGTCGATGGTAACCGCCTGGCCGAGCAGACCCGTCAGGACTTGATTGCCCTGCGCCGCGGTGAAGTGCCTGATCGCGTAGCGGCTCGCGTCGATGAGCGAGCAAAACAGATTGCCGGCGGCTTCACGCTGCGCGGCACCGCCCGCGCCGTTGCCGAGGCAGCGCCTTGGCAGGTTCGTCAAAGTGCGCTGCGAACCGCCGTTGCACAGATGGCAACAGGCAGGCCTATTGATGTTGAGCCTGTATTTGCCATGGCGGACCCGCGGCGCCAGGCCGAAACCGTTCAGGCACTGAAGCGCCCAGCCCAACGCCCCGTTGACCCTGAGGCGCTTGAGTACAGCAAGCAGGCCGATCAACTGGTTAATAGCCCTGATGCGTCGGAGCTGGCCAGTGCGCAGAAGATGCTGGATGACGATATGGCGCTCACGCAGGAAATGGCCGAGCAAGCGGGCTTTGATCTGAACGCCTACATGCGCGAAGCCGATGAACTGGTGGCTGATGCCGATACCTATGCTGCAGCCTACCGCGCTGCCGCACTTTGCCGACTAAGGAACTGATATGTCAGCACAAGATTGCGAAGACTTCATTCAGGCTGCCGCAACGCAGGCTGGTCGAGCCCTGACGCTCGATGAAATGAACGAGATTGTGGAAGACCTGCAGGGCCGCATAAAGCTGTTGCAGGCAACAAATGACATGCTGAGCCTTGAGGATGCCGCGCTGCAGGCAGCCGACGAGCTGGGCAACCAGCTGAAGTTGGCGGCGGCCATCGAAAAGCGAAACGCAGCAATGAACGCCCGGCGACGTGCCGAGGCCATTGGCTACGTGCGTAGCGTTTGGGCTGATCGGCCTGACCTTGGGCTTGAATCGTTCCTTGTCGGTACCAACGTCGCCCGGACTGGCGCCCGTCGATCCGTTGCAGCGGAGCAGAAGCAACTGGCCGACAGCTATATCGCTGGCTTTCTGAACGACATTGAGCAGGCAGAGCTGTTGCCGTTCCTGACAAAAGGCGACCTTGATCAGGACATCACCGATGCGCTCTGGCGATTGGGCACTGATCGTGATCTGAAGGGGCTTAGCCCGCAGGCGGTAGGCATCGCGAAGATCATGCAGAAGTATCAGGAGGCGGCAAGGCTGGATGCAAACCGGGCGGGAGCGTTCATTCGCAAGCTGCCGGGGTACATCGTGCGGCAGTCGCATGACCCGTACAAATTGCAGCGTGCTGGGTTCCCGCAATGGCGCGACACCATCCGTCCGCTGCTGGCGCCCGGCACGCTTGGCGCCGACCCCTCATCGGACGACGCACTTCTGCAGGCATACAACGGTTTGGTGTCTGGCGTTCACCTGAAAACCTCGACTCCTGAGCCGACCGGCTTCAAGGGGCCGCGTAATCTCGCGAAGAAGCTGAGCCAGGAACGGGTGCTTCACTTCAAGGACGGCATCGCATGGCATGAGTACAACCAGGTGTTTGGCACTGGCTCGCTGCGTGAAGCCTTCCTTGGCGGCATGATGCAGATGGGGGAGAGCACCGGGCTATTGCGCCGGCTTGGTACCAATCCAGAAGCGAACTGGACGGCTATCCTCGATGAGTTGCAGCGCGACCTGAAGGACGACGCAGAAGCGATGAGCCAGTTTCAGAGCGACCGTCGCGGAATGCTGGCAACGCGCTTTGCTGAGGTAGACGGATCAAGCCGCATTGCTGTCAATCAGGTGGGCGCCCGGGTGTCGTCGAATATCCGTGCATGGCAGTCGATGGCAAAGCTAGGCGGTGCGGTCGTGTCGGCGGTAACCGATCTGCCGGTCGCAGCCAGTGAGCTGCGCTACCAGGGGCGCGGCATGCTTGGCTCAATGGGCGAGCTGATCGGCGGCCTGGTCAGCGGTCGCAAATCGGATGAGCAGAAAGAGATCCTGTCTTCGCTTGGGGTTTTCTTCGACAACGTGCGCGGTGAGGTAATCAGTCGATTCGGCGCCG